GTCGCCGACCGTTATCTCCCCTGGAAACGCGCGAGCTCTCGGCGATTCGGTCGAGCTCGTCCCGCCGCGGCTCGAGACGCCTCGACCCTCCGACGTTGTCGGCTCCTATGGCGCCGAGGCCGCCGGCTGGATCGGCCGCTACCTCCGCGACGAGCTCCGGCCGTGGCAGCGCTACGCGCTCGAGCGCATCCTCGAGCATCGCGCCGATGGTTCGCTCCGCTGGCGCCGTGTCATCCTCACCGTCTCCCGCCAGTCCGGGAAGAGCATCCTCTCGCGTGGCCTCTGCGGCTGGCGCGTCGGCGCCTCCGACCTCTTCGGCGAGCCTCAGGAGGTCTTGCACGTCGCGAACCTTCGCAGCACGGCGGCGCGTATCTGGACGCCGGCGGCGCGCACGCTCGAGGCCGAGCTCGGCGCCGTCGTTCGCCGCTCGAACGGCCAAGAGGCGATCGAGCTCTCGGACGGCTCGGCCTGGCGCCTCGCCGCCTCGACGCTCGACGGCGGCGTCGGCTCGAGCGTCTCGCTCGGCTTCGTCGATGAGGCCTGGCGCGTCAGTCGCGAGGTCGTCGACGGCTCGATCGCGCCGACGATGCTCGAGCGCGCCTCGCCGCAGCTGATCCTCGTCTCGACGGCCGGCGACGGCGGCTCGACGCTCCTCCTCGAGGATCGCGACGCCGCGATCGCGCAGCTCGCCGATCCCGACTCGGCGCGCATCCTCCTCCTCGAATGGTCGGCGGCGCCGGAGGCCTACGTCGACGATCGCGACGCCTGGCGCCAGGCCTCGCCGCATTGGACGCCGGCGCGCCTCGAGGCGCTCGAGCACGCCTTCGCGACGAGCTCCGAATCGGACTGGCGCCGCCAGTACCTCAACCAGTGGGTGCTCGCGGCGCGCTCATGGATCGCGCCGGCGCAGTGGGCCGAGGCGACCGAGCTCGAGCTCGAGCTCCCCTCGACGCCTCCCGGGACGGTCGCGATCAACGACGAGCCAGGAGCTCCGGGCCAGTGTGGCTACGTGCTCGCCGTCCGGCTCGGCGACGACCGCGTCCTCGTCCGCGGTCGAGCGTTCCCGACGAGGCGCGCGCTGTGGGCCGAGCTCGAGGAGCTCGCGAGGACGCGCCGCGGCGCCGAGCTCCTCCATCCGGCCTCGTTCGAGCAGCACGTCGCGCGCCTGCCTGGCTTCGTCCGCGTCAAGGTCGGCACGGCCGAGCAGCGCGCCGGCTACGGGCCGACGCTCTCCGCGGTCGTCGAGGGCCGGCTCTCCCACGACGGCGACGAGGAGCTCACGCGCCAGATCCTCACGGCGACACCTGTGACGATCCCCGACGCCGGCACGACGCTCTCGGCGAAGCGATCGCCAGGGCCGATCTACCTCGCGCGCGCGGCCGTCTGGGCGGTCGGCTCGGAGCTCCGGCCCGAGCAGCGAACCAAGCCGCGCGTCCTCCTCGGCGGCTGATCTAGTCGACTAGTCGAGGATTGTGCTTGAGCTCGAGCTCGACGATCGTGCTCGACCGTGAACCTCGCGCAGCGCATCGGCCTCCGCGCCGCCGGCGACGTCCTCCCGGCCGCGCCTCGAGCTCGAGCGATCGCGGCGCGCATCCCGGTCGTCCGCTCCGGCACGGCGCTCGAGGTCGCCGAGGTCGCCTGGCTCGCCGAGGGCGTCGGCCGCGACGCCGCGCTCTCGATCCCATCCGTCGCCGCCTGCCGCAACCTGATCGTCGGCACCGTCGTCCAGCTCGAGCTCTTCCGCTACCGCGGCGCCGAGCGGCTCGAGACCGACTGGCTCGTCTCCAAGCCCGACCCCTCGACGACTCTGCCGGCGACGATCGGCGGCACCGTCGATGACCTCCTCTTCCGCGGCCGCGCCTTCTGGCTGATCCTCGAGCGCGATTCCGAGGGCTACCCGCGCCGAGCTCGCTGGACGCCGGTCGACGACGTCACGCCTCAGACGAAGAGCTCCGGCGGCGCCTACTCGCTCCTCACCGGCTACCGGATCGCCGGCCTCGACGCGCTCGTCCCGGTCGACGACGTGATCCGGTTCGACTCGCCGATCCCCGGCGTCCTCGACACCGGCGCCCGATGCCTCGCCGCGGCGCTCGAGCTCGAGCTCGCCGCGCGCCGCTTCGCCGGCGTCGAGCTCCCGGCCGGCACGCTCACGAATGAGAGCGGCGTCTCGCTCTCCGACGAGGAGGCCGAGGCCTATCTCGCCTCGTTCGCCGAGCGTCGCCGCAAGTACGGGCTCGCCTGGCTCGAGGGCGTCAAGTACGAGAAGCAGGCGCTCGACCCCGGCGAGCTCCAACTCGTCGAGGCGCGAGCGAACGTCGCGACCGACGTCGCGCGGCTCTTCAACGTCCCGGTGGCGATGATCGGCGCGAGCCCGTCCGGCAACGGCTCCGCGCTCCTCTACGCGAACCTCACCCAGCAGTTGAGCCTCTTGCTCGTCGACGCCGTCTCGCCGCATCTCGCGACGATCGAGGCGACGCTCTCCGACGCGATCCCTCGAGGCCAGGCGATCCGCTTCGACGTCCAGACGTTCCTCCGCTCCGATCCGCAAGCCGCGGCCGACTACGTGATCGCGCTCGTCGGCGCCGGCCTCGTCACCGTCGACGAAGGGCGAGGGATGCTCGGCATCCCCTCGAGCTCCGGCGTCGACCTCACCCCCGGGAGGGTCTAAATGCTTCGCTTCGAGCTCGACGTCGTCGCCGCCGATCTAGCTGCTCGCACGATCGAGGGCGTCGCCGTCCCCTACGGCGAGGTCGGCACGATCCAGGGCCGGCGCTACCGCTTCGCTCCCGGCTCGCTCACGCTCGCGCGCTCGAGGCCTCCGCTCCTCGTCGACCATGACCGCGGCCGGCCGGTCGGCGTCCTCGCCGAGCTCGTCGACGGCGAGACGGCCGCTCTCGCACGCTTCACGATCGACGCGACCCAAGACGGCGATACGGCGCTCGTTCAGGCGGCATCGGGCTCGCGCGGCGCGCTCTCTGTGGGCGTCGAGCTCGTCGACGCGACCGAGAACGGCGGCGTCATCGACGTCGCGCGCGGCCTGATTCACGAGGTCTCGCTCCTGGCGCTCGGCGCCTTCGCCTCGGCGACCGTCACCCGCGTCGCCGCCGAGGCCGACGACCCCGGCGCCGAGGAGGCCGAGGTCGTCATTCCCGGCCAGGAGGAGCTCGAGCTCGAACCCGATCCCGCAACAGACCCGACGCCGGCGCCGCCGGCCGAACCCGAGGAGGACGAAGTGACCGAAGCATCCACGGCGGCGCCGATGATTCTCGCCGCGCACGATCGGCCCGAGCGCGAGCTCCTGGCCGGCGAGCTCGTCTCGCTGATCGTCCGAGCGCAGCACGGCGAGCCCGACGCTCGCCGCTACCTCGAGGCCGCTCTCACCGAGAGCATCTCGACCGACCTCTCCGGCGTTCTCCCGCCGAGCTATGAGTCGACCGTCCTCGGCGGCAAGAGTCAGCCGCGGCCGCTCTTCCTCACGTTCAGGGGCAAGCCGCTCCCCGGCGTCGGCCTCGCCGTCAACAAACCGCGCTGGACGACCCGACCCGATGGCGCCTGGGCCGCGACCGTCGACGACGACGCTCACTCGACGAAGGTCGTGATCGGCTCCGACGCGGCGAACGTCGAGCGCTGGGACTGGGCCGGCGCGATCCCCTACGTCGTCGTCCAGCGCTCGAGCCCGGACGTCATCGACTCGATCTACGGCGAGGCCGTCGAGGACTTCCATCTCGACGTCGAGACGAAGATCGCCGGCCTCCTCTCGCTCACCGCGGCCGGCCTCGACACGACGCTCGGCGCCGGCATCGCCTCGTTCTTCGACGCCAACGATCGCTCGCCCGAGGTCATCCTCGTCGCGCCGGACGTCTGGGGCGACCTCGCCGACGCGAAGGCGCTCGACTCGTCGGTCGCCGGAGGCGGCGTCTCATCGGGCGGCGAGCTCCGCTCCTCGTTCGCCGGCATCCCGATCCTCGCCTCCGGCTCTCTCACCGCCGGCGACCAGTACCTCGCGACCAAGCGAGCTCTCGACGTCCGCATCACCGAGCCCGTTCGCCTCACGGCGAACGCGATCGGCGCGCTCAACGTCGAGCTCGCCGTCGTCGGCGAAGGGCTCTTCGACGTCGACTACGCGACCGAGGTCTACAAGCTGGCGCCAGGCGCGCTCGGCATGACCGCTCGCGGCCGGAGCTCGGCGAAGTAGATGCCGGACTGGCTCACCCCGGATGACGTCGCCGGCTACCTCGACATTCCCGCGTCGAGCGTCGCCGACGACGACAACCTCGCGCTCTCGACCGCGGCCTGGCGCGCCGCGGTCGAGCGGCGCCATCCCTCCTACTTCGACGACGCCGTCCCGCCGGTCTACGTCCCGCCGGCCGACATTCGGCTCGGCGCGATCCGCGCCGCCGGCCTCACCTACCAGTCGCGTAACGCTCCGAGCGGCTTCGCCGGCTACGGCGACGAGACGATGCTGTTCGACTCGCTCGGCGCCAACCGGGCCGAAATCATGCGTCAACTCCGCTGGCGGCTCCCGACCGTCGTATGAGCACGCCGGCGACACTCAACGCCGCGACGCGCGCGATCGACGCCGTCGTCTCGATGCTCGACGACGTCGGCCTGAGCTCGTCGCGCGACGCCGGCGCCTTCTTCCCTCAGCCGGTCGGCATCCTCGTCGGCCTGCCGACGCTCGAGCGGCGAGGGCTCTCCTCGAGGACCTTCTCGATCCCCGTCCTCGTCGTCTCCGGCGATCCGCTCAACACTCCGCGCGCCGTCGATCGCGTCTATTCGCTCGCCGACGCCGCCGCGCTCGAGCTCGGATGCGAGGCCTACCGGCCGAGCTCCTGGCGCTCGAGCGTCAACGCCGAGCCGCTCCCGGCCGTCGAGCTCACCGTCACCGTCACCGTCACCGAAATGGAGGGCTAAACGATGCCGCTCACCGACTCCCGTCAAGGGCCGGGCACGCTCACGCTCGAGGCCAATGACTTCTCCTACCAGGCCGCGGCCGTGCGGCTCACGCCGGACGTCTCGAGCGAGGACGGCACGCCGACGCTCGCCGTCCCCGACCCGGCACCCTCGACGACGGTCGGCTGGGCGCTCAACATCGACGCGATCCAGGACTTCGACGACCCGGCCGGGATCGTCAACTACCTGATGGACAACGCTCTCTCCGAGGTCGCCTTCGTCTGGACGCCGATCACCGGCGGCGCCGTCTACAACGGCACCGTCCAACTCGTCCCGATGGAGGTCGGCGGCGACGTCGCCGTTCAGGTCGTCACGTCGGTCGAGCTCCCGCTCGTCGGCGAGCCCACGCGCGTCGACGGCGTCGTCAGGAGTGTGGCCAAGAAGGAGATCAAGGGGTGATCCGGCTCAAGGGCACGGTCACCTACCTCGACGGCCGCGAGGAGCACTTCGAGCGCGGCTCGGCGATCCTCGTCGCCTGGGAGCGCTACGCGCGCCGCCACGGCATAGAGGGCGGCATGCAGGCGAACCCGATCGAGGCCTCGACCGTGATCGCGCACGCCGCGCTCGGCATCGCCGAAGGCTTCGAGCCCTGGCTCGCGACGGTCGACGGCGTCGACATGGAGAGCGAGGGCATCCCTCCTACCCTCGCGGTAGCTACGGACGCAGCATGATCGAGCTAGCCGTCGCGACGGGCTGGCCTCCCTCCGAGCTCCGCTCCCTCGACGACGACGACCTCGCGACCGTCGTCGACGTCCTCGAGCGCCGGAGCTCGCGCCGTGGCTAGCGGCGCGCTCTCGATCGAGATGGACGGGCTGATGGAGACGCTCAAGGCCGTCCGCGGCGTCGAGGCCGAGCTCCGGCCCGGCGTCAACGGCGAGATACGCCAGGCCGCGGAGCGATCCGCCGGCGAGCTCGTCGTCGAGCTCCAATCGAGCGCCGCCTCGTCCGGCGTCCCGGTCGCTCCCCGCGTCGCATCCTCGGCGAAGGTGAAGCGCGACCGCATCCCGACCGTCTCGATCGGCGGCTCGAAGCGCGTCGGCCGCAGGGGAGCTCCGGCCGGCGTGCTCGCCTGGGGCTCGGAGCAAGGGCCGAAGGGACACGTCAATCACTGGGGCGTCCCGCCGAGCTCCGGCTACTGGATCGCGCCGGCCGTCGAGCGCGGCGGCGTCAAGGCCGTCGAGACGTTCCGGCGCGCGCTCGCCGACATCTACCGCAAGCACGGGCTGATGTAGATGGCCGGCCCGGGCAACATCCTGATCAAGATCGGCGCCGAGGCCGGCCAGGCGCTCGCCGAGCTCGGCAAGACCGACAAGGCGCTCGGCTCGATGCAGACGAGCTCCGAGAAGATGGGCGCCGGCCTCAAGAAGGCGGCGCTCCCGGCCGCGGCCGCGCTGACCGCGATCGGCGTCGCCGCGGTCGGCGCGACGAAGGCCGCGATCGAGGATCAGGCGGCGCAGGAGAAGCTCGCCGGCTCGCTCGTCCGCTCGACCGGCGCGACGACCGATCAGATCGCCGCGGTCGAGGACTGGATCAGCGCGCAGGGCCGCGCGACCGGCGTCGCCGACGACGAGCTCCGGCCGGCGCTCGACAAGATCGCGCAGGCGACCGGCGACGTCGCGAAGGCGCAGAAGCTCGCGACGGCCGCGATGGATATTTCCGCGGCGACGGGCAAGGATCTGGACACCGTCTCGACCGCGATCGCGAAGGGCTACACCGGCCAGACGGCCGCGCTCTCGAAGCTCGTCCCGGGCCTCTCCGAGGCCTCGAAGAGCTCGAAGGACTTCAGCACGATCATGGGCGAGCTCGAGGCCAAGACCGGCGGCGCGATGGCGGAGAGCGCCGACACCGCGGCCGGCTCGATGAAGATTCTCAGCTTGCAGATGAGCGAGATGCAGGAGACGCTCGGCGCCGCGCTCCTCCCGGCGATCCAGGCGGTCGTCCCGCTCATCTCGAAGTTCGGCGACCTCGCCGCCGAGCACACCGGCACCGTCAAGGCTCTGATCGCCGTGATCGCCTTCCTCGCCGGCGGCATCCTCGCCGCCAACGCCGCGATGAAGGTCTACGGCGCCGCTCAGACGATCGTCAGCGCGGCGACGAAGGTCTGGACGGCGATGCAGTGGCTCCTGAACGCCGCGCTCGACGCGAACCCGATCGGGCTCGTCATCATCGCGATCGGGCTCCTGGTCACCGCGATCGTCGTCGCCTACACCAAGAGCGAGACGTTCCGCAAGATCGTCGACGCCGCCTTCGCCGCGATCCTCGACGCCGCTCGAGCTCTCGCTCGAGGCTTCGAGGCGATCGTCGCCGCGGCGCGCGTCGCCTTCGACTGGATCGTCGGCCATTGGAAGGTCGCGCTGTTTGCCTTCGGCCCGATCGGCGTCGCGATCATGCTGATCGTCTCCAACTTCGACACGCTCAAGAGCGTCGCGACGGCCGTCTTTGGCGCGATCCAGTCGGCTATCTCCGGGATCGCCGGCGCGATCGAGAGCGTCGTCTCGGCCGTCGAGCGTCTGATCGGCGCGCTCGGCCGCATCCACGTCCCGCATATCAATCTTCCCGGCCCGTTCATGGCTCCCGAGCCGGCCGGCGCGAGCTCGCGCGCCGGAGGCTCGAGCTCGAGCTCGAGCGGGATCACCGTCAACGTCTACGGCGCCGTCGACCCCGAAGGAACGGCGCGCGCGATCGAGCGCATCCTCGCCGACCGTGCGCGCCGGATGGGACGCCGATGAGCGTCCTCGAGGCGCCCGAGCTCCGCGCCGGCGAGCTCGAGCTCTCGAGCATCACGATCGACGGCGCGCCGCTCGACCTCGGCGTCGTCCTCGCCGACGTCACGATCCGCCACGGCCGCGCCGGCTTCTTCGACGCCGCCTCGGCCTCTACGTGTCAGATCACGCTCCTCGGCGTCACCCGGGCGACGACGCGACCGTTCCGGCTCGGCCGGCTCCTCGTCGTCAACTCCCTCGACGGCTCGAGCGTCGCGCCGCGCTTCACCGGCCGTTTCACCGACGCCGACCTCGACGGCTCGACTCTCACCGCGATCGCGGTCGGCCGGCTCCGCACCCTCTCCGGCTACAAGGTCGGCACCGTCGACTATCCAGAGGAGTGGTGGTCGACGCGCGTCGGCCGCGCCTTCACCGACGCGGGGCTCGGCGACTCGCTCGTCCTCGAGGTCGGCGCCTTCGATCCTCTCCTCGTCGCGCGGCCGGCCGACCCGGTCGACCTCGCGAGCTACCTCGACGAGCTCGCGACGATGAATCAGGCCGCGGTCGCCGACCTCGGCGACGGCACGATCCTCGTCCAGGCGATCACCTCGAGGACGCCGAGCTCCGGCTACGCGCTCGACCCGGCCGAGGTCGCCTACTCTCCCGCCTGGGCCGAGCGGCTCCCCGACGCGAACGTGCTCACCGTCACCTATGGCGCCGGCGGCTCGAGCTCGGCGAGCTCCTCCGACGCCGCCTCTGTCGCGCTCTACGGGCCGATCGAGGCCTCGATCGCGACGACGCTTAAGAGCCTCGCCGACGTCCAGACGATGCTCACCGGCCGGCTCGCGCGCGGCGCTTACGCTCACTGGACGACGCCGGCGACGCCGCTCCTCCGCGGCCGGCGGCTCCGCATCGGACAGCTTCTCAACCTCTCGCTTCTCCCGGCCGCGGCACCGTTCGACCCCTGGACTCCTGTCCTCGAGGGCTGGACTGACCGCGTCGTCGCCGACCGCGGCGAGCTCGTCTGGACGATGGAGCTCTCGCTCTCCGACCCGCTCCTCTCCGGGCTCGCCGTCCCCTGGAACACCGTCCCCGCCGGCGAGCTCTGGAACACCGTCACCCCCGGGCTCGCCTGGATGGACGCGCTCACCCTCGACGCCTTCTAGGAGGATCACCCGATGCCGGCCAACACCCCAACGTGGCAGCTTCCCTACCCGCTCCCGACCGACCCGGTCGCCGCCGGCGCCGCCGACATTCGCGCGCTCGCCGAGGCGCTCGACGCGCGCCTCGAGCGCTTCCACAACCTCACGAGGATGAGCATCCTCTACGCGCTGGGCATCCCCGCCAACGCCGCCGGCCTGAACCCCGTCCCCTGGACGGTCTCCTTCGACGAGCTCGCCGCCTTCGACGGCGGCCTCCCTAATCGAGTCTGGCCGAACTCCGCGATGGGCGAGCGTTACATCGTTACCGCCTACACGTCGTTTACGGGCGCCTCGGGCGACGGCGGCGTCCAGGCGCAACTCGTCGAGTACGACGGCGCGACCGGCGCCAAGATTGGCACCCAAGCGGACGGCTACGGCCCGATGAATGGCGCCGTCACCCTCGCGACGCTCTGGCCTCGAGGCGCCCACAACTACATTCAGCTCGAGGTTCACGGCTGGGCGACCGGCGCCGGTCATACGCTCAACTGGGCTCTGATCGGGATTCAAGCGGTCAACCTCGCGCCGGGCACCGGGCCGGCGCTCCTGCCGGCGCTCCCCGAGCCGATCCCGTATCCGCCGGAGCTCGAGGCCGAGCCGAAGTGATCGGAGGCCTCTGGCCGACGCCGATCGCCGACGTCGCCGCCGCGATCGTCGGCGTCCTCGTCGCCTGGCTCGTCCGCGTCGTCGCGACTCTCTCCGATCGCGTCTCGAGGCTCGAGGGCCGGCTCGAATCGCTCAACGGTCGAGTCGAATCGCTCGACCGGGAGGAGTGA